ACGTCGTCGGTTTCGTCGGCTTCCTCGTCGCCGTCCTCGTCGTCGGACGCTTCGTCCTCTTCCGTGTCGGGCGCGGCATCGTCCGTTTCGTCGGATGCCTCGGCTTCGTTGCTCTCGTCGTCTTCGTCAGCGTCGCCCAGGTCGTCCGGGTCGCCGAGAAGGGACGCGATGTCTGCCGTTTCGTCGTCCATGTGGTCGACGTTGTCCGGCGCAATCCCCTCGGGGTCGTTGCGGTCGGTGATCATTGATAAATGTCCATCTAAGGGCCAGCGGCGCATCACTGCGGCGCAATACGTGGTGCTAGACCACGTTCACCCGCTGTCGCTCTTTCCCGGCCTCTATGGCCTGTAGGAATGCGTTGCGGATGTCTCGGATGACCTTGATGCGCTCGACCTCTCGGAAGCGCTCCAGGTCTTGGTCGGTGTCGAGAGCCATCAGGCGTTCCATCGCCATGGCTTCGAGATGAATGACGGCCTGCCGGAACAGCGGGTCGTCGATGATGCGGGCTGCGTCGCGGGCGATCTGTTCGCGCTTACGGCGGTCGGCCTCGCGTTCGTCTGGGGTTTTCGCCATCAGGCCCGCACCCATTCGGTCAGACGCTTACTGAAGTCAGGGTGTTTTTCGACGAATGCTGTGAAACCAATGGCGATTGGGCTTGAGCCGTACTCCATCGCCCATTCAGGGTCGTGCATCCGCATCTGCGCGATCGAGGCCATCGTCTTCCCGTCCTCAACGAACGGTTCCGGGTGCACTGTCTTTCCGCACCGCTTGCATTTGTCGACGCCGCTGAAATAGTGAACCCACGAATGACCGAACACGCGACAAAGGAGTTTCCTCATCCCGGATCCCCCCCCATGCGGACAGACGAGGACGCATTGCCCTGGCTGGCCTTCACGCTGGCGTTCATGGCGCCAAGCTCACGCTTCAGCGCCAGTTCCGCCGCCATGCTCTCGCGCTTGAGCTGGAGTTCCGCGGCAAGCTGCTCGCGCTTCAGGCCCATCTCGGCGACCAACTGCTCGCGCTTCATTTCCATGTCGCGCTGCGCCCGCATTTCTTCCTGCTGGAGACGGGCCGCCTGCAATTCCTGATCGGCGCGCATCTGGGCCGCGGCCTTCTGCTGGTCGAACTGCATCCGGGCCTGATCCATCTGGCCCTGCTGCTGCATCTTCGCCTGTTCGATCTGCATGTCGGCCTGCGCCTTGGCCTGCTCTGCGGCGATCTTCGGATCGGGCTGATTGGCCTTCTGCGCCATCGCCTGCATCGCCTGCTCGTCCACCTCGCGGAAGAACATCTCGGGAGACTTGAGCCCAGCGGCCTCGACCATCTTGTGCAGCGTCGTGACGTATTCCTTTGGCGTCACCACCGGGTTGTCCACGCCCATCGTCTGGATGATCATCTTCTGCTCGGCCGAAACCGTCATCAGCATCTGAAGATCGCGCTCGCGAGAGCCGGAGCCCAGGCCAACGGTCACGACCGAATCCATGTTGGAATTCCAAACCCGCGGGTCCATCGGCACGAACTCATCGCGCAGGCGGATCATGCGGGGCTGGTCCTGGTTCTCCGTCACCAGCTTGAGCATCTTGCGAAACAGCCGGCGCAGGCCGCGGGCGATGTTGCGCGCGTAAAGCTCCTGCTTGCCATAGGCCGCCGTCATGGCGTTGTTGCTCGCCGTGGCCGTCTGGTTCTGCAAGGTCTCAGGGTCGAGGCTCATCGACTGGCGCGACACGCCGGTGCGCTTCTCGCCGATGGCTTCCATGTATTCAAGCATCGAGAACGACTTCTCGGCGAACAGCGGCACACCCTCGAAGCCGAACGCGTTGTCGGCCTTCGTCCAGATGGTGGTGCCGATCTCCATGTCGTCGAGCGCGTCGGGGTTCGCGATCATGTTCTCGCGGGCAACCTGGCGCGGGTTGTTCGTCATGTATAGGTTGTCGAGGGTCTGCCTCAGCAGCACCGTGTTGATGCGCTGAAGATCCTCGGCCTCGTCATAGATCGACCGGCCATCCCAGCGATGCGGGCGCGGCATCGGAACCAGGTCGACGAAGGGGTGATCGTCGCCCCATTCCTCGTTCTCCAGCACCGAAGACGAGCCGGCGGAACCGCCCATGACGATGCGGCGCCATTCGGAATGCCCGTCGCCGTCGAAGTCCACCTTCATGTAGCACTCGAACACCTCGACCTCGGCCTGGAGGTCGTCGCTGTCGCGTGCGTCGAAGTCGTTGATCTCGTCCTCGAAGCGGGACATCTTCTCTTCGGTCGTGTCGAGTTCGGTCCCGATGCCGATCGCCATGACCTTTTCCTTGTCATAGCCCTGGGCGATCAGGCTCTCGCGCGTGTCCTCGAAACGATGGCAGTGGAAGTTGGCATCCTCGATGTCGGTCGAGCCGGCCTTGATCAGATACTCCTCGGGCGCAACGCACATGACGCGCAGCCGGCCCTTCGTGACCGTGCGGCGGATCTTGCAGTCGTAGGTCACGACCTGGACGGGCATCCCGTCAGGCCCCTGCATCTCTTCCAGCGTTTCCGTCTGCTGGAGGATCGACACCTCGTCGTCCTGCACGAGCAGCGCGTAGGCGTCCTCGCTCAGGCCGGTGTAGCTGTGGCTGCGATATTCCGGCGACGTGTCCCACCACGTCTTGATGATGCCGTTGCCGTGCAGGAATCCCTCGAAGATGGCGTCATACAGCACCTTCTCGCCATCGCAGTCGCGCATGAACAGGAAGTTGATGTACTGCGTTGCCTGACGCGCGCTGCCCACGTCCTCCGGCGTTTCCGGCTGGAAGTCGGCAATCTCGTCGCCCGCGGTGAATACGCGCATCACGCCCGGCATCAGCCAGCCCATGATCTCGGCAATCGTGCGAGCCGTGACAGACGAGCGGTTGGGCTGCGACGGAACGTCCGTCATCTCGCCCTGGAAATACTCGATGGCCTTCGAGCGACGGTCAGACAGTTCGGAGCGGTCGAACGAACGTGCCGCGTCGATCTCCTGGCGCACCTGTGCGGCGAGCGTGGATTCGTCCATCGGCCCTTTGCGTGATGCCATCAAACGACCCACTTCAATTTCACTTCGCCCTTACGGCGCGTACCGGACTTCGCGCGAGGCTCGTCGACACCAACCGCCAGCATTCGCAGCGCATCCGCGTAATGGCTCGTCCAGTCGTGCAGCGGACGCTCCTGAAACACCTTGCGCACTTCGTCATACTTGCGCCGGTACTGCTCGATGGCGCGGATGCCCTCGTGGCAGGTCTCGCTGTCGAACCACATGCGCGGGAGAATGCGGCGAACCGCGTTGATGCCTTCCTCGACCGGCCACTTGGCAACGACCGTCACCGGCACGCCGAGGCTTTCCAGCGTCTCGCGCCGCGTCCGGGCAATCTCGCCACCCGACAGCACGCGCTGCTCCACATCGAACGGCAGCAGATGCTTGTCGAAGCGATAGGGCTTGCCGTGGAGAATGTCGGCGTAATGGTCGAGCCCGTAGCCGTTGTTGGCGTAGAGGTCGACCACCCGCAGATCCATGCCGGACTTCTGGAAGAACCAGATCACCGTGTCGTCTCCGGCTCCCAAGTCCCATGCAGTCGAGACCGGCAGATGCTTGTCATAGAGCCGCGGGACGATGCGCCCTTCGTTGCGGGCCTCTTCCATCTCGCGACCGTAGTAGGCGCCCATGATGGCCGCCATGAACGAACACTCGAACTCCTGGCGGTATTGCTCGAACGTCATGGACTGCTGCGCGTCGCGAAGCTCGTCCTCGTCCACCAGCCCCGTCTCGGAGGCCTTGAGCATCAGTCGAAGCCAGCCCGGCTTGTTCTCGCTGTCCACCCAGAGGTCGAAGAAAGCGTTCTGCCCCTTCGGCGTTCCGATCCAGACGGCCCAGCCTTTGCGATCGGCCAGCGCCGGGCGGATGATCTCGTCGAACAGCCGCGGCGACATATCGGCCGCCTCGTCCAGCACCACGCCGTCAAGGTAGATGCCGCGAAGGCTGTCCGGGTTGTCCGTGCCGAACAGGCGGATCTGCGCGCCGTTCGGGAAGTCGATCCTCAGTTCGCTCTCGTTGGCCGACGTGCCTGGGATGCCAAGCGCGTAGGCCTTGAGGTAATCCCATGCGACCGTCTTGGCCTGCTTGAGCAGCGGCGCGATGTAGGCGAAGCGTGGCCGCGCCTTCGAACACTCCAGCGCTTCCTTGATCAGCTTCTGGATGCAGGCGACCGTCTTGCCGGCGCGGCGATGGGCAACGATGACAGCCCAGCGGCATGTTGAGGTGAGCAGTTCGCGGAACTGGACCCGAGGCCGGATTTCAACCTCGATCATTCACCGCCGCCGATGACGACCTTGATCTGGACCGGGCCGCCGTCCTCGCCCGAGACCTGCATCGGCAGAACCTTGCCGAGCAGCGCCATGAACGGGCCGGGGTTATCCTTGGCCTGCGTTTGCAGATAGCCGATCATGCCGTCCTTGCCACCAGCGCCTTCAGCGGCCTTGAGGATGGCGTCCTTGAGCAGCGCCGTGGTCCTGTTGGGCACACCCTTGACGCGGCCTTTGCCGGCGTTGGGCGGCTTCTTAGCAGATCCCACTACTTTGCTGGCCGCCATTTCGGCCTCCTGACGCTGCCTTGCGCTATCCTCGGGCCTTGATGCCTTCGAGGTAGCCGTTGATGAAGTCTTCGCTGCGGCCTTCCTTGCGGAAGCGAGCGATGGCACCGGAGAGCGACATGCCGCGGATCATGGTGCGGCTATGATGGCCGATGGAATTGTGCTGCGCATTGAGCGAACCCCAATGGTTCGATCTTTCCTCGAACTGGCGGCGAGAATGCTCGACATTGTTCCTGAAGAGGTCATCCGCAGCGCGAGCCCGCGTTTGCAGGCCACTGAAGGGGTCGCCAAGAAGGCCGCTCAGCGTGCCAACCATGTCATTTCCACCATCGTTGTGATATAACCCGCTGAGAGTATCACAATGGCGGTGACGATGACAGGCCCTGACATGCTGAATTGGCTGAAAGCCATGGACATAAGCGCCGCGGAAGGCGCCCGGCGGCTAGGTATTCACCCGAACACGATGACCCGCTACAAACGCGAGGGAGCGCCGATGGCGATTGCCTTGGCGTGTAGTGCCCTCTTCCATCGCTTGGGGCCTTGGAAGTGACGGCGTGCCTGGATTTGCCCGAGTATGGCTTAGGCGGGGCGGGCTTGGCCTCATCCTGACCGGCTAAAACTCTATGGGACCTGGAAGGGAGACATCGCAGGCGTTTGCGGTTGCCGTCAGGACCGAAGGAGGTTCCCCTCTCCCGTTATTCGCCGTCGCGAAAGCGCGTGAAGCCGATC